ATGGTGACTGGAAACGTTATTGGTTCCGGCACTGTTGCTACACCATTTGCAGATTCCTAATCAACCCAAGGGGCTTCGGCCCCTTTTTTAAAGGAGATTGATTATGATGCAAACAGACGTTAAATCGGGCCACCTTAACAACTCAGGTTTTGCTGTGTTAGGGCGCAATAGGCTCAAAGCCGTGTCTATGGTTGGTACAGCTACGGCTGGAACACTAGACATCTTTGACACAACTACAGCACCCGTTGCTGCTACGTACTCAAGAACTGGCGCGCTTATCACTGTGACCAAGAGTACACACGGATTGGTCACTGGCAATGTAGTCGGGCTTACGTTTGCGACGGCGAGTGGGTCATCTGGCACAAACGGTAACTACACAATTACACGCACAGGTACAGATACCTTTACAGTTACAGACATTAACTCTGGAACTATTGCTGGTGGAAGGGTAGCCGCATACGCATCTTTGTGGCTTGCTAGTTACGATACTGGTGCGTCTGACTTGTTTGGTAATTTTGCTTTAATTCCCGGAGAAGGTATTTTGGCAAGAAATGGCATCTATTTGAGCATGAGTAATTTACTTTCTGCGAACATTTACTATGGCTAAGTCACCAGCATGGCAGAGGAAAGAAGGCAAGTCCGAGAAGGGCGGTTTAAACGCCAAGGGACGAGCCTCCGCGAAAGCGCAAGGTATGAACTTGAAGGCTCCCCAGCCCGAAGGCGGATCTCGGCGCGACTCTTTCTGTGCGAGGATGGGCGGCATGAAAAAGAAGCTAACGAGTGCAAAGACAGCCAACGATCCGGATTCACGCATCAATAAAGCTTTGAGGGCATGGAATTGTTAGATTTAAACACCGCATGGTCAGCAATCCTAACTCTTGTAATAGGCTTGCTTGGCTACATGATGAATGAAAAGTTCAGGGAACTGGCTCGCGTCACGATCCTGTTGAACAAAACCCGTGAGGAGGTTGCTCGTGATAACGTTACTCAAGCAGAAGTGGATCGTATTACAAACCACATTGACCAACGCTTTAACAAGCTTGAAGCAAAAATTGACCAACTTATTCAAAAAGGGTGATTAATCATGGTTGCTCCACTTGTTGGTCTTGCTAAAGCATATGCTATTAACAAAGCTAAAGATTTTGCAGCAACCAAAGCAGAAGAGGCTTTAGGTTTACCCAAAGACTCTATTGCTCTTGCAACAAACCCTATGGGTTTTGCAAAAAACATTGTTAAAGATGTAGCCAAAGACTATGCTAAAAATGAATTTGTAGGCCGTGATGCAATCCCTGAAGAAGACCGCAGTTTTTCTTCATCAGGCGGTGGCAGTAAACCATATACGGATGATGAATTAACTAGCGGCAGGGCAGCATATAAACGTGGTGGCAAGGTTAAAAATACCGCCTCACGTCGTGGTGATGGAATTGCACAGCGTGGCAAAACAAAAGGCAGGTATTTGTAATGCCAAGCACAAGTAAGAAGCAGCACAATTTCATGGCGGCAGTAGCGCACAACCCTGCGTTTGCCAAGAAAGCAGGAGTCCCGCAATCCGTGGGCAAGGACTTTAATCAGGCCGATAAAGGCCGTAAATTTTCTAAAGGTGGCGATATGAAGCATGAAGATGTAAAGATGGACAAAAAGATGATGCAGAAGGCCGTGAACAAGCACGAAGGCCGTCTACACAAAGGCGCAGCTATGACCAAGCTTGCTAAAGGCGGCATGGCTCCATCTAAGATGGGTTCAGTTAAGACTTCATCTAGCCGTGATGGGATTGCCTCTAAGGGCAAAACCAAAGGTTCAATGATCAAAATGTCAAAGGGCGGCAAAGCCTGCTAAGGGGTTTAAACATGAAACAAAACATCAATAACTCTGAGTTTATTGAACCCGGCTCGGGCACTATGCCTGAAGACGACAATAGTGGAGCGCCTCCTGCTGCCATGCCTACGCCCCGCAAAAACAAAGTAGTGACCAAGGAAGAGCTTGAGAAATCAGGCATGTCCTTGCGTGATTATTTGAATGCCAAGCAAGGTTTGACACGCCGCAAGGAAAAAGATCCTACTGCTGGCGATTCTCCTGATAAAGCAGCACAAGAGGCCGCAGATGCTATTGATCCCGGTCGTGACATGAGAACACCTCGTTACACACCCCCCGGCTCTGCTCCAAAACAAACTACGCAGAAACCAAAGCCAAAAGTGTTTATGCCTAGCAAGCCTGACAACAGCTTCTCCGGCAGCAAATTTGCTAAAGGTGGCTCTGTAAACTCGGCTTCTAGGCGTGGTGACGGCATTGCTACCAAAGGCAAGACCAAGGGCACTATGATCAAGATGAACTATGGCGGAAAATGCTAAGGGGCTAACATGAAACGCAGTTTAAACGATTACGATCAGACCCGTGGCGGCGGTGGAAGCCGTGGCGATAACTTTGCCAAAGACATGATGGGTAGAGCCGGTCTTGGAGTTGGTGCTAGTGCCGCCTTATACGGTGCAGGTAAACTTTCTGAAGCAAATGACAAAGCTGCCGCGCAAGCTATGCGTGAAGCCGACGCTGAAATGCGACGTGAGTCTCGTGGCATTCAAAAGCCCGCTAACTTTGACGCTATTCAAGAAGCTGTTCAAGACGCTAAAGATGCTTCTTCTCGTAAGAAGATTAGCGGCATGGGTTATGCCAAAGGCGGTAAAGTTGGCTCTGCGTCTAAACGCGCAGACGGCATTGCTTCCAAGGGTAAAACCAAGGGCACAATGATCACCATGTATGGCGGCGGGAAGTGCTGACATGATGGCAAGTCGTGGAATGGGAGCCGTTCTCCCAAGCAAAATGCCCAAGGGTTCTAAAAAAGCCCGACGGGATAATACTGACTTCACGCAATACGCTGACGGTGGCCCTGTTGGCCTTTATGCCAACATTAACGCCAAGAAAAAACGTATAGCCGCTGGCTCCAAAGAGAAGATGCGTAAGCCCGGCTCTAAGGGCGCACCTACTGCTGACGCTTTTATTCAATCTGCCAAGACTGCTAAAAAATGACCACTACCGGCTCAACGCTCTTCAATATGGACTTCACGGAGATTGCCGAGGAAGCGTGGGAGAGGGCTGGGCGGGAGATGCGTTCAGGTTATGACTTGCGTACAGCACGTAGGTCTATGAACCTAATGACCATAGAGTGGCAGAACAAAGGTATCAACATGTGGACAATGGAGCAGGGTGTAATCAACCTGACTCCGGGTCTTGCCACGTATGCTCTGCCTACAGATACCATTGACTTGCTTGAGCATGTCATCCGCACAGGGCAGAACACATCTTCTACGCAAGCTGACTTAACCATCACACGTATTAGTGTTTCTACCTATGCCACAATCCCAAACAAACTCAGCCAAGCCCGACCCATCCAAGTTTGGATTCAGCGTCTTTCGGGCGAAGTTAACCCAACTGTATCAGTGGTGGAAACAGCCGTCACCTCCACGGCAACGACGATCACCCTTAACTCGGTGGTTGGGTTAGCCGGAGCAGGCTTTATCCGCCTTGATAGCGAAGACATCTACTACACCTACGTCACAGGGAATACCCTTGGTGGTGTGTATCGTGGTCAAAACAATACAACTGCGGCTTCTCATAACGTAGGTACAGCGGTGTTTGTGCCTCAACTGCCCGCAGTAACCGTGTGGCCTACGCCCGATAACACTACTCCATATCAGTTTGTGTATTGGAGACTACGCCGAGTGCAAGATGCAGGCGGTGGTATAGAGACAGCCGACATGAACTTTCGCTTCCTGCCCTGCGTTGTGGCAGGTTTGGCGTACCATATTGCCGTAAAAGTGCCTGAGTTAATGCCTCGCATTCAGATGCTCAAGCAGATTTACGACGAAACATTTGAGATTGCAGCCGGTGAAGACCGAGAGAAGGCTGCGGTTAGATTTGTGCCGCGCCAGCAATTTATTGGTGGTACGTAATGGGGAATAGGTTTGCATCCGGCAAAATAGCGATTGCCATGTGTGATCGCTGTGGACAGCAGTTTAAACTTAAGAAGCTTAAGACAGAGATCATTAAGCAGCGTAAGTATCAACTGTTGGTCTGTCCGGAATGTTGGGATCCTGACCAGCCGCAGTTAATGCTGGGAACGTTCCCGGTTGATGATCCTCAAGCTTTGCGCAATCCGCGTAGGGATACAACGTATGTAACATCTGGTGTAAACGTTAATGGGTACACCGGAGGTGGTTCTAGGGATATTCAGTGGGGATGGAATCCGGTAGGCGGATCTAGGTTTTTTGATGCAGCTTTAACGCCAAACTACTTGGCATTAGCT